ATACGAATGGCCATCATCGTAAATGGCGTTCGCGTCGCTGCTCCCGCAGTTAGGACAGGGCTCGTGTCGGATGAACTCCGACTCTTCATTCATAGTCAAATACCAGCTGCTCGAAGCGGTCAAGTTCGTTCTCAAAGCCCTCAATTACGTCTTGGGGGCTGCACCCCTTATCCATCAGATCGAGGATCAGGGCCTTAACTTCTTGCTGGACAAACAGACGGTCGATATACATCAGAGGTACTCCGTAACAACGTCAACATACTCAGCCATCACATCAACAATGTCTGCGATGTCATAGCCCTGCTCCTCAAGAGCCTCGACCAGGCGGTCGATCTCGAAGAAGAGATTGTCAATCGGTGGGACAGTCATTGTCAACCCAATCAGGTGGAATGTTTGGCCAGACACACGCAGGGAAGCCGTTCTTTTCAGCCCAGCTCATATACGTGTGCTTAGATCCCTTGGCCAGGGGATTGTCCTTCTGGAATACGAAACGAATGTCGAGGTCAGGGTGTTGCTGCTTGACCGCGATCATCTTGCGACGATCTGTCGGCTTCAGGAAACCCTTGACCTCAAGAATGACCCCGTTCTCTAGGAAGAAGTCGGGTGTGTATGAGCAAGATAGTGTGTATTCTAATTTGGAGGACTCATAGGTGTATTTGAGTCCTACCGTGTCGAACGCTTTGGCTATCTGTTGCTCAAGTTTTGAGCGGAAAGCCATCAGAGCCTAAGATCCTCCACCTCAATACGTCCGTCAACTGACACCCATATCCGACAAGGAAGCGCATCGATAGTGGCGAAGTTCTCGCCCCTACCTTTGTGGTAGTCACCACGCTTCAGGCCCAGCTCAAAGATGAGCTTGGACCTGCGCTCGCGCTTCTTGTCGATCTTGTCTTCATCAGCCTCAATCTGTTGCTGAAGCTTCAGTAACTGCTTGAGGGTTGCCATCAGAAATCATATGCAGCGTCTTCTTCATCGGCGTGCTGCTCAACAGCACGGGGGGCCGGGGCAGCCTGCTTGAAGCCAGCAGACTTGGCGAACAGGGCGATCACGTCGTCGTCGCTCAGGTCGCCGCTGTCGGTCACAGCACCAGAGGCCAGCTCCAGTACCTGAACACCGAGCACCTTGAGGGTGGTACCCAGCGACGGCTTGGTGTACGGCTTCTGGTCGACGATCAGACGGACCTTGGTGCCCTTACGGATCGACTTGCGGACGGCGTCCTCCAGCACGCTGCCCTCGCTGTCGATGAAGACAGGGGCAGGGCGGCCGGTGTCTCCGCCATAGGAGATCTTCACCAGGCCCTCGTCATCCCACTTGGGGAGGTTGGTGTTCACTCGGCCCGTGACCTTGGTCTTGGCCCAGGCCAGGAGCTCCTCGCGGTCGTGCTCAGCCTGCTCCAGGACAGCCCCAGGGAGGCGGAAGGAGAAGCAGCAGTTGTTGAACTTGCCGGCGGGCTCACCAACGTTGATGAAGCCTTCCAGTTCGGTCTCAAAGGTGTAGCGGTTTGCCATTGTTGCAGTGGTGTAAGTGAAGGGTCAGCAGAAGAAGTATGTGGACTGATTGACCTCGTCGATGTCCAGATCACCCTTGATTAGGTCATCTGGTATGATTGCACCGACCTGAGCGGCCCAATCCTGGAGCACATCACCCTTGTACATCTCAGCGAAGTGGAGACGAATCTCCTTACCCATCTCCTCCATATCGCAGGAGCGGCCCAGGGCACAGTCGTGAATGACGGTGAAGGGCTTGTCCCACTCAGAGAAGACGAAATGTAGGAGACTGGCGTCCAGGGAATGCACGAGATTAGGTGCAGTGCAAGACTTGTGGCCATCAATATCAACAGGTCCGGGGCCGAGATAACAACGAGGCGCAATCTTGCCAGCGCCCATTAGCTGGGTCTGGACCTGCTTGGTCTTGGGCTTATTGCTGTACTGCTGTACAACAAACCCAGACGGTGTCGTCCATTGGATGTATTCGGCACCCTGACGGATGATCCTCACGGCGCTCTCTTGGATCCACTCCATAACACGGACTGGCCCAGCGAATACATCACGCATCGCGTGGTCGTAGATTGCTGTTGTGAACTTAGTGAGAAGCCCAGCTTCCTTGAGGTCGCAGCCCGCCTCTTTAAGAGCCTCTCGGATGTAACCACGAGCACTGTGACGAGATACACCATATGGCGTAGTCATCACGGTCCTTTTGGTCACCTTCCGAGTAAGGAAGGGGTGGTACTCAGCCTCAAGGTATTTGGCGGCCCGTTCCGCCACGGTCTTGTACCCATCAGCAGGCTTATCTGTGGGGGTGACGTTCACCAACGAGGCGGCCTTCAGGTCACCGGTCATTGCAGACAGGTGCTGGAGGCCACTGCAGGTGGCGTCGATGCCCACTGGGAGCCCGCTGGTTTCACGGGTGCAATCGATACAGCAATCAAAGTACTCAAAGCAGGCAGCAAGGAAGCACCAGGGCTCCTCAGCTTGACGCCACTCTGAGATGGTATCTAGGGGATTCTGTGCAATTGTGGAGATGAGCTCCTTATTTGCACGGGTCCACTCAACCCTGTCAGTCATCGTTGCTTTGTCCAACCCGTAGGTGGTGGCAACTTGGAAGGCAAGCCAGTACTCATCGACTGGACCTTCTTCCGCAAAGTAGAACAGACTCTTGTCGAAATCTGTGCCCTGCGGAGTGAGACTGGTGGTTAGTGGGTAAAGCCGCCCCCTATAATCGGCTGACCAGGGAATCCAGATAGCAGGCTCATCGACGAACTTCCTGCAGACAAACATTGTCTCAGTAGTCCGCCAATTGTCCCGCTCAAGGTAAGCGTTGGAGTCTTCGATGCGTTTCCGCATTCTCTTGTACTCCAGGATCGCTTCCTCACTTGCGCCTTCACCAGGAGGTGATGGTGGTTCTTTGCGCTCTTCACGCTTGAACTTACCCACACTGATGAAGTTCTGGAAGCAGTACTCTGCAACCTCATAGACCTTGCGGTTGAGGCGATACTTCTGCTCCTGCAATCGGTTGAGCATCTGAATGAAGAGCTCTCCCTGTTCTACGATCGACCCTCCTCCAAAGGCACGAACCATACGGTGGTTGCGCTCCTGGCCTGTCAGGTATCCGCCAATGGCGTCGTTTGCCCAGGGGATGGGCTCACAGACCATCGGCCAGTTCAGGGTGGCGAGCTCCATAGCCCGCTCCATAATGGCCTCGCGGAGCTTCAGAAAGTCCTTATGGAAGCGGACGATCTTCTTCTGTTTCTTCTCACCAGCCTTCACATCCTCAACCGAGAACCACTGGGTGGCGTGCTGTAGGCAATCGAATGCCCAAGCGCCCACACTTAGGTTGGTGGGCTTGCTCCAGGTATCCCAGGCAATCCCTTCACGGTTGAAGCTGAGCTTGAAGACGGTGGCCTTCTGGCGGGTGCCAGTGCTCTTGTGGAAGCTCTTCTCCACCAACTTGAACAGGTCCTTGTCCTGCTGGCGATACCAGGAGAGGCGGAGCTCAGTCTGGATCGCGTGGCCGATGGAGGAGCAGATCTTCACGTAGAGGGGCTGCTCGCCCTTCTCCCGATCCAGCTGACCCAGAACGTCCAGGGCAACCTTCATCGTCAGGAGGGTGATCACCTCAGGGTCGTAGTCGCCAATGGCCTTGCGGATTAGAGCAAAGTCTCGGCCAGGCTTGCCTTGGGTGATGATCTTCATACGCTCCCGTACAACCGCCGCAGCGGCCTCCAGGTGCGTCTCTAGCAGCTTCTTCCCCCATACAGAGGCAGAGGCATAGGTCCGGTCCTCGGCACGCCTTGTGCGGCTTGCCAGGCGGCTCTCAGCCTCTTCCTTCATGCGGACTTCGTTTGCGAGCTGACGTGCGTATCCGTCAACATTTGCAGGTGTTGTCATGTTTTCGAGCAATCAGAGGTCGAATTCAACGAAATGACGCAGGATGCGGTGATATTCATCAGAGAATTCGTCGTCATCCATTAGCTCAATGTCCCCATATGCAAGGAGTCGGCAGTACTCCTCGGGGCTGAGGTTTTCGATCTCTTCTTGGGTGAGGTAGGTCATTGGGTTACAGCGGTGTAAGTGGTCTTGTGGTGATGGTGAACACGGTTTGGGCGCTAATTAAAGCCCCTGTCCAGGCCCCTTAGTCGAGCTCAGATCGCTGCTATAGCGGTCTTAAGCGCGGCATCGGTGGCCTTGCAGTAGCGGAGAGAGGTCTCCACTTGCTTGTGCCCCATCAGGGCCATGATCTGCCGGGGATGAGCAACCTCACCGACCCAGGTCCCGAAGCTGTGCCTCAGGCTGTGCCAGACGTGGTCCTCAGTGATCCCGCAGTAGTCACGCACCTTCTTGAAGCTGTTGTATAACTGATCCTTGTTGGACCAGTCACAGCCGAACACAAGTGCTGATGGCATTGCGTTCTCGGTGCGTTGTTGCAGAAGTTTACGAACCTTGTCGTGGATCGGCACGGCTCGAACCTCCTTGCCCTTGGTGATCCGGCCCGGCTTGCCGCCGAACCAGACCATCCCGTTGGCCCAGTCGATGTCCTCTGCTCGCAGCTTCAGCAGCTCGCCCTGGCGGGCGCCTGTGTAGGCTGAGAACAGGAGGGCTTCGGCCAGGTCCTGTCGATCGAATACGTCGACTGCTGCGAACGCCATAGCGTCCACTTGGTCCTTCGTGAACCACGTGAGCCGGTGCTCTCCCTCCTTGAGGCGGTCGAATTCCGGGACCTTCACGTCAGTGAGCTCTGCTTTGTTGCAGAGCCTCAGCACTGTGGTGCCAGCCGAGACAACTCGGTTGACTGTGCTTGTGGACCACGAAGGGTGCTCATCTTGGAGCTCGCTGATCATCTGCATCCACCAGCTGGCTTTTGCCATACGGCTGAGAGGCATCGATCGGCCACAGAAGGCTGTGACATGACCAGCGTTGATCTGGTTGGTGCGGGCGCTATTGAGGCGCCGCCAATGGTGCTGCCAAACCCAGTCCAGGGCCTGGCCCCAGGTGGTGACTGTCATTCTTCCTCCGTAATTTCGAGAGTTTGCGCCATCAGATCTGCTACGGACTGGCCCTTAGGTGTAAGCGATCAGGCATCAGGAAGACCACGCTCGGGGCAGGCCTTCATGACTAGCTCGACCATTCCGAGATAAGCATCGCCGTGCTGCCTGAGGTCCAGGGTGTCGCGGTCGGTGGCCTTCTTGGTGAGTCGGGCAAATTCTTCCCTGAGGATCTCCTTGGGAGCGCCCTGGCGGGCCAGTGAGCACAGGGCCTCGCCAGTGACATAGCCCGAGAGCTGCGACTCGGTCAGGGTGGCCGAGCGTGCCGGAGCAGCCACAAGGATGCCCAGGCAGAATGCAGTGACAGTGAGCGGAACAGAGGTTTTCACGGTGCTAAGGATGTGATGGTGAACGGATCAGCCTTTGCCCTGGCCACGGCGGAGCTTGCGGCCGTGAGAGGGCTTGGAGCGGGTGCCCTGCCCCTGCCGGGTGCCCTTAGGAGGGCCAGGCACGAACTCAACACGGGCAGCTTTGGTGGGCGACTTCTTGGTTTTCATTGGTGTAAGTGTGTGGGTAAAGTGAACTATTCGGGGTGGAATTCGATCTCCCAGAGGAAACATTCCTCCAGGTAATCGGCCAACTTAGCTAAGGCTTTGCCCTTCTCAGGGGCATGTGTTGAGTACCACGTAAGGCGCTCGATTGTCGTTGCATTGGGATGCAGCGGTTCGGGTGCATTAGTAGCCATTGGTTACCACTCCTCCTTGAGGCGGGCGAACATTACTTTGGAGCCAATTGGTAGCAGATCGGATGCAGATTGCAGGGCGTGATCAACACCTTTGGCCATCAGATCCCAGTGTGCTAGCAGATTGCCATTGGTCGCATACGTGACGCGATAGAGACAGCAATCGCCATTCTTTTCGCAGAACATGATGATTACTCCAGGGCGAGAATGAGTTCTAGACAATCAAGGAGAATCTCCTTGGTTTTGCATTCTTGATCGAGAATCAGATCGAGAGCATCAGCGTGTCGACCTTCCGATCGTTCGATCTCATCGATCAATTCGTGGATCTTGGTGCTCTGGCTAGCGATTAGCCGGCTGAGAGTAAGGCTTACTTCCATTGGCCTTAATGCTTCTTGAGTCATTACAGCATGTGGTTGCAGTTTGGTGGGTAAGTGGCAGACAGAATCCACCCACCGTTCTTGCAATCCCACACGCGATTGAGGATCTTGGGCTCGGGTGCTGCAGATCTCCTTACAGCATTTGCACATTGTGTAGCGATCACGGCAATATCTGTGCCGCGCTCAGTGTCAGGATTGAACCTCATAATAGGCCTCGTAGTGTGGTGGTTTGGTGAATGTGATGCGGAAAAGGTAAACAATCAGAGCGAACGGATAAACCGCTGCACATAGAAGAGGGAGCATGATTTCTTGCCCTCCCAGGTAAGAGAATGAAAGTCGGCCAGGAAGTCATTAGCCTGATGCACTTTCACACCGAGCATATAGCCTGCGGTGTAGACATAGGCAACAACAATGGCCAGTGAATAGGCAGCCAGTTGGAGATACTGGCCGACAACAGTGGAGCTAGGGACGGTGAGTTTCATGGGTGGATTTGCGTTTGAATGGAAAGACAAAGAACACTTTGAACAGAAAGACGTTGAAACCTACAAGACATAGGAAACAACATTTGATCAGCAGATAGAACACATGTAGTGGGCTATTCATCACTTCCGCCATGATCCAGGTGTACGGAATGCAGGCTCGCAAGCGACAACAACCTCACGGCCAATTGCACGGCCACAGCCCATAGCAAAAGCCTCTTCATACGATTCGGCTTCTACATATTCTTGGGCACAAATAGCCTTCATTTGGCCAGTGTTTGAGAACGAGATTTGGTAGATCATCGTGCTAAGATTGTGATGGTGATTTTGGCCAGTTCTTGTTAGGAACTAGCCAATAGGTGCAGGGCGATTCGATCACCCAGCTCACGCTTTGTTGCACCCGGTTGTTGATACTCAAACCCCATGAATACGCTTGTGAGCTACCCATGTGATGGCTTGAATTTGGGAGGCTGTGTAACGCTTACCGTAGGTTGCATTGATGTGATCAGCTGCAGCACGATAATCATCACAAATGGCAGCGTACAGTTTCACACCGATAGAGGGCACTTCTTTCATTGTGAGACGCTCACCTACCCATACAGAATAGGCGTGGCCGTCAACAACAACAGCATCGGATTTGCCGATGATGCACTGATAGAAGGCGACAACTTTACGGCCGTTGAGGATAGTTTCAAACTGCAGAGGATCGCCACACTCAAGCAAGACAATTGCCTTAGCTTTGTTCTTGCCATAGGTGCAGACTTTCACATCAGCAGCAGCCTCAGATCCTGCCGCTACATATACAGAGATCAGATCCTCAGCATCCTTACAGTTACGCTCCCATTTGTTGTTAGGAGAAAGGGCTGCGATAACTGCGGCCACAGTGAGAACATCAACGCCAGTCTTGTGAGAGATAGCAGTTGCAATCTCAAGGGCTTCTGGGTACCAGTTGGCACCATTAACCTTCTCAGATTCGGTGGAAAGTAGATACTTGCCAACGATGTTTGCGGTGTTCATTGTTAGAGTTGCGGTGGTATTAGCACTTAGTTAGTGCTAGACAGGGATGAGAGATTCGATCTCAAGCATCACGCTTACATCCCTGCAATTGATCAGACAAATGCCATAGCAGGCATCTCCTGGATTGCTACAGCTTCCTGGCGGAACATTCCTTTATAGAGTGCAGCAGTCTCTAGGACTTTTGCATAGTCATCGGTGCAAATAGTGAGGACTTTTGTGTCCTCTTTGTCACCCCTCCAGTAGCCAATTGCATCCTGAACAGTGAATCCATCGAATGGAACATGCTGCAGGAATGTAGCAAACTGACCACGAGTTACATAACCTCCATCGGGAATGTTACGGCCGAGAAAGAGTTGATAGGTGCGGGTCATTGTGATGGTGAAGTCTCTCTCAGTGAGAGACAATTGGCAGGCTAGGAGTTGCACCTAGCTCGCAGCTTTTACTGCCTGCCGATTAACTATCAGTCCCAGTCGGTTTCGTTATCATTGCAGAAGGCGATGAAACAATAGACTGTGGACCAATAGTTGTACCTAAAGCAAATATCGAATTCATCGTAAATGAAGTCGATTGTTGTCTGTGTGATGTTCATTAGTCGGTTGCAGTGGTGTAACGCAATAATCAAACAGAAGGGAAGGTATGAGTAACCTTCCCAACTTCAGGGTTGAGGATAGCCAACCAGTAGATAGCCTCATGAACATTCTCCGCGATAATTGGGAGAGTGTTCTCAACATTCTTCGAGTCACGATAGGTGATACGATAGAGTGTCATTGTTCAGAGTTAGCAACTCTCAGTGAGTTGCAATTGGGCAGTCACCGAATCGACGGTGAATAATGGCTGGCCATTCTGCCCGGTTCTTTGCATTTAATTCCGTTACGATCGCCGGCCTGAATGTTCTTGGCTTGAATGCTGCCCTCAGTGCCCACCGGATCACATAGCGTCTGCCTCGCTTTTGATTCACACCCGGTTTCGATCGTTGCGGTTGATCGTTCGGGTCCTAAGCCTCGTGACCTCTCGCTTCAGGAGTCCTGCCCCTCTCCCCCTTTTGGGATCGTGGAGGGCACCGGACGCGACTCCGGCGGTGTCCTGGGAGGGTAGAGGGCCCGTTTGCTCTCGGGTCTTGCCCCCCCGTGTCCACAACCTAGCCTCAGTTGCAGCCCTGCAACAGGCCTGGCAGCCTCAATTCCTGTAAAGAGTTGTTGCAGTCCCCCAGATCCCAGTTGCACCAGTGCATCTCAGGATTCTGTAGAAAGTCTGTAGCCTCTGGAATTGAGTATTTGCACCTACCAAGGCCCGTTACAAACTGAAATCATGATGGTGAACACAGCCTATTTGCCCTCTCTTGGTGCTCTCATTGATGGATCGATTATCCACTCCTCCTCTATAGCTTCAGCAGCCTTTCTTATCGCCACTTTCTTATCATCACTAATCTTAGAGTAAGGGTCAGTTAGCACCGCAGCAAACCGATCCAAACGGTCCACCATAGTTAGGAATGCAATCTCTATGGGTGATTGTTGTTGCTTAGCCATTGTTGGTGTTTGTGTTAGTTAGCTTGTGTACGGTTTGTGTTAGTTTGTGGCTGTGATTGTGATCACATTGTTATACCTAACTATGGCTGCCTATCTGTATCTAACATGATGCCTACGTATTCTCTACATAACTGCCTGAATGATCGCTGTGGTTCTTGTGGCTCACTCTTAGCTAGGTTGTTGATATGTAGGATGGCCAGGATTGTTATCACTAGCCATAGCAGTCTGTTGTTGTACATAACTGTATGTAGTGTTTGTGTTAGTTAGTGTACGCTATGGTTAGTGTTAGATTGATCGCGTACAGATCAAATCACATATAAGTGTTATTGAGAATGAGTCGCAATAGTGAGATGCCCCTGATAGCAAGGGATCTGGGCCTCATTAGATCACGTAACTAATGAGAAGCCTTGCTACCACTGGGATCTCGGGTTGTATAACATCATCAGGGCTACATCGAGCCACTGATTGACGAGTACATCCGTTCGTTTAGGGCCTGTGCGTGTGATTTAAGGGGGGCATTGGGGGGTCTCTGGGCCGCCCATTCCTACGTACTCACTTCAGAAATTTGCACCATTTTACTCCGGGTCTACCCAGGGAGCTCTAAGACGCATCTCAGTAAGACCCTCTACTTGAGAAGGCTTCTCAGTAAAGACAGGATCAGAAGACACCTTCCATTCATCAGCAATCTCTGCTGTTTGCCTGTCTACATCAGCCATCGTCAGCTTCAGCTTGATAGCAATCCAACCAGGAGCACACTCTTTGATAAGCAGCTTATACCAAGGATTAAGCCTAATCCGAGGATTCTTATCAGCATACCAAACAGCAATCTCATAGCAACAGTAGTAGAAGTAGTCTCTCATAAACTAAGCCGATGTAATAACCGGTTAAAACCTACTTAAGCTATTGGTCTGACTAGCAGTAGTAATAACAGTAAGTTATTATGTATAGTATTATCTTCACTAGGTTCATATGGATGTCTAGCGTAAAAGGGATACTCGCTTCGCTCGTATAGAAACACTAGGTTTCTGAGCGATGGTATGAGTCTCCTATGTGTCTACTGATGTAGAGAATACGCTAGCTTCACTGAGGCTGCATATTGGAGTGGTCTACTTGATTCAGGAGGGATCAACCTGATCAAGCGCGGGTGCTTGGAGAGGGAAGCCAAGGGGAGGTCCGTTAGGGCCTATCCCTTGGCGTGGGTCCGCTGTCCAAAGAAGTCTTGAGGGAGGGCACCACTCCTCCTTCTATACGATCGACCTTCTACGAAACCCAGTCGTAGACACGGGTTGAGGATTTCCGGGAGAGCTCCACAAAGCCAAGGCCAAGGGCCAGGGCATCGGTAGCCCTATGGGGGTCATCCAGGAACATCTGTTGCATTGCCATCCACTCGTCCTTACGGCGTTGGGCCTGCTGCTTGTTGGCAGAGAGGGCCAGGGCATCAATGAACCACTGGACGCCTTGGGCAAGGCTATCGACCCGGTCATCATGCTTCACAGCTCCCTTCTCCTTGCACATGCGGGAGATCTGGTACATGAGCATGTACTCCAGGCGCTTCTCAGGGGGAGCATCTGGATTGGAGTTGTAGTCCCACTCAATGACCTTAGGATCAATGATGAGCTTGTGTTGGTTGAGCACAGGCTCCAGGGTGGAGATGATCCTCTCCTCCTTCCTCACCGAGGCCCGGACCTCTTCCACATGAGCACCAAGCTGCTGCTGGATCATGTGGCGTTTCATCAGCTCACAGACCATACCGTCACCGAAGTTGGATTCAACGAGGATGGTTGAGGCCTTGTACTTCTTAGCGAGCTTAACGATGTGACTCAGGGTACTGTCCGAGTATCCGTCCCTACAAGCAAACATATGCCGTAGGAAAATGTACCCATTAGCTTGGCTAAGGACAGTAGCAACAGTCTCGTCAAGGCCACGCCCAGACGGATCAACGGAGACGATCGTCTCGGAGAAATCACACATTCCCTCATCGATGAACATGGGGGAATACCACCGATCTCCCGGTAGGCCCACAGCAGGGAGGTCCTTATGGACATAGCGGAGGTCGCAAGACCACGCATATCTCTCTGCAGCCTCATTCCCGATTGAGGTGCATATGAAATCAGAGAAGCGAAGAGGGAACTTGTCTGCATCGCTGAGTGTGGTGTTGAGTTGGAATTGGAGCTCGAAGTTGGAGCGGCCCATAGCGGCCTCACGCTCCATCAGCTCGATATCGGAGAAGCGGCTATCTGTAGGATCACCGGGCTTTGCTCCAGCCTCCAGATCGGCCTCTAGGAGCCCCGCCAAGGTGCCTTCATATAGCTCTGGCTTAGATGGGTACCTAGAGGGCCAAACGAAGGGCTTGTAGCCCCTCTCAGCGAGCTTCCGGTAAACGGTGAAGGTAGTCTGGGGAGTACCCAGGAAGAGGATCCTGGATGTTGGCTTAGGCATGAGGATTGCCTCAGCCTCAGTAATCAACTGCAGGAGCTTCTCCCGAAGCATGTCTGTAGCTGAGTTACCCGGAACCTCCACGTCATCGAACAGCATGATGTCGGCACGGGAGCCGGTCATGTTGCCGGTAATACCCACAGACTTCACAGAGGGAGCCTGGGTAGGAGTACATCCACCGATGTCAAAGGACACCCGGCTCCAGCGGGCCTCATCAGACGAGGGACGCATGTGCTTGAGCCAGGGGATGGTCAGGATCAGCTTCTGGAGGAAGATGGAGTTGGCATCAGCACGCTCTTTAGAGGCGGAGATGCACATCACCTTCACATTAGGGTCCTTGTATAATTCCCACAAAACGTAAGCCGCAGTAACGTAGGACTTGCCGATTCCTCGAAAGGCCTGTACCTGGAGACGCTTGGGACCGTGTTGGAGGTAGTCCGCAATAGCGTATTGGGCTCGTGTGGGTGAGGGGAGACCTAGCTCGTGCCAAACGGCGGCCAGGAAGACCTTGAACTCCCCCTTCAGTTTCGCCTGTAAGGCGTCTTGAGTATTACGCACGATAGAATATACCTAAAGGGAAGTAGAGGGACCTTCCTGAGCCTTCCAGGCCCCTCTGAGAGTGTTTAAGCGCTAGCGCTAGGTGTACCGATAGATCCCATACCAGTGTTGGTAGCCACCGAGCCACTGGAGTAGGAAGGAGCACCGCTGGTGTAGTAACCACCACCACCGATGTTCATCGAATAGCCACCAGTCCATCCAGAGCCAGACAGGTTGTTGACGGTTCCGCTGTAGCGGCCGGTCTTGTCTGCTCCGTACTGGCCGCCGTACTGGTCGTACTTACCGGTCTTATCGAAGTAGTCCTTGTTGGCTTCGTAGTAGACCTGGGAGGCGCTCTTCTGGTTAAAGCCACTACCACCCGAGCTGCTGCTGCTGCTGCTGCCATAGCCAATATCACCGGGCTGCTTTCCACCAATGGAGAGATCAACCTTAGTGACTGGATTGTATTGGCTAGCTCCTACCTTAGTTGTCTGGGGAAGTGAGTAGGTACGGTTAGGAGATGGGGCCGCATAGGAGGCTGCATTCCCCAGCATCTGTCCACCAACAGACCGCCACAGGGCCTTGTTGTCGCTGGTCAGCTTGTTCCAGTTGTTCTTATACTTTGTTGCAGAGAAGATGGCGAGTCCGACATCCCCCTTTCCCGCAGACGCAATCTCCCCAAGATTCGTCTGAAGCTTGTCCATATTGAAGCTCTGCTTCCCGATCCCCATCTGTTTGAGGAGCTTCTGCACAAAGTTGGGGTCCACCACCGACTGGTTCTTCGTAGGAGACGCAGGGGTCTCCGGCTGGTTGGGTGTCGGAGCCGCCTGGGGCTTTCCCAGGAGATTGTAGATCTGTTGTCCGTAGTTGGTCCGCTTGTCGTAGTGAGCAGACCGTTCATCAGGGCGGAAGTAGCCCTTACCCTTCTGAGCAGAGCCCGTGAAGTACATCACGCCCTCTTGGACGTTCTTGAACTGGGGCATCTTCTCAAAGACACGGGTCCAGCCAATCAGGTCCTTGTTCTTGTACTCATTGATGAAGTACTCAAACTGCCATTGGGCAGAGTTAGGGTCCTTACCTGCAGCACGCGCTGCATTCACTGCAGCATCGTATGGGGTGCGGCGAACACCCGTGTACTGAGCGGCACCACGGCCCTTTCCTGACCCCATCTCGACCACGTCGAGCTTGTTCCAATCCAACTTGCCGTGCTCCCCGGTCATCGAACCGAGGAAGGCAGAGGCTTGGACGGGGGTCATCCTAGGGATGCGGCCACCCGAAAGTTGAGTGGCCGTCCCATCGGTAAGTGCGTTGTACCAATAGGTAAGGCCCTGGGAGGCGGGAATAGTCCCGAACTTTCCAGGTGCCATAGTCTTTAGTTCTGCACAGAGGTGGCCTTGCCGATCGTGTTGACATCCACGAGGCCCACACCCCAGACAAGGTCACTGAGGACTTGGAGTACGTCCTCGACACTATCTGTGGCCTGGATGTTCTGGAGAATGATCACGCCAGCAGCGCCGATCTTGGCGTTACGGGCTTTCTTTTTATCGAGAGAGAAGGTGGAATGGCCCTTCACATCTACAGCGTAAGCAGTCATTGATTAAACCTCAGATACGGTTAGATTCAGGTTCTTAACAACCACGTTGTTCGTGGCTGACTTGTTTGCAACGTGGAACTCGATGAACTGGCCAGTATTGTTCCAGGTTGTGAAGCAGTGGATTGCGAACGGACGCTCAGTGGTGCTGTTCTCCACCTGGATCACCTGGCGCGAAGGAGTGCGGACAGCCCCAAGGGTGGAGTCGTAGAAGCCCACCTCCACTTCTTGGTTAGAGCCAGCCGACACTGTGACTGTACCCGTAGCGACCATAAACACCTTGCGTGAAAGCAGGGCGTCATAGACGATCTTGTTATTGCCATCCATAAAGGTACGGGAGTTCTCAGAGCTTGCTGAGGTAGTTCCCGCTGCCTTATAGAA